TCACATCGGCCCCAGAGGCCATCGCCACCGGCATCAGGCACGCCGGCCCGGACGATGTGAGCTTCGTGCTCTCCACCTGGCTCAGGCATTACAGGAACTCCTCGAACTTCGCGAAGAGCATCCGGTCTTCCGTCTTCTTCCTGCACCATCATCCGCTCGCCGAGAAGGTGGTGGAGAGAGCCGCCGTTCTCGTGGCGCACGATCTGGAAGAGCCGACGACCATCTACAGCTACCTCATCGCCGAGACGTTCCCGGAGGTGGGTGGACCGGTCGTCCACTTCGCCTACACGAAGCCCAGCTTCAGACGCCTCGGGCTCATGAGGAAGCTCTTCGACTTCGCCGGCATCGACCCGAACGCCATCATCTTCACGCACCTCTCGGAAGACGCCATGGCGCTGAAGAAGAAGTTCCCCGAGGCGATCTACGACCCGTACCTGTTCCTGTGCACCTGAAGCGAGGAGAGGAAGAACCATGCCAGCAGTCGCACCGCAGCCGAAGACGCAGCGCAGGGTGATGGAGGTCCGCTACCTCTCCCCCATCACGTTCGTGGGGGAGGTCCATTCCAGCACCAGCAGGAGCCAGCACGGGGCAGAGCTGACGCTCAGCGAGCTCGGCATCTTCATCGAGATGAAGACGCGCGGTGGGAAGGATCAGTCGGTCCTCGTCCCCTTCACCAACATCACGGCGATCAAGATGGAGACGGCGACGGAAGCTCTCGAACGAGAGACCGAGCCGAAGAAGGTCGCCTAGCAGGAGAACGACATGGCCGACGAACCCGAGGTCTACGAGATCACGCCCCCCGTCTACACGAACCAGGTCGCCAAGTCGTACACGGTGGACGCGCTCAAGGCGGCGATCGCAGCAGACGCAGCCTACGTGGCCCCCAAGCCGGCGCCGAAGGGCGAGTTCACCCCGGCGACGCTGCCGGCCGACCTCATCGGGCACGACCCGGAGCCCGAAGAGTAGGTCGGGTGGGCTAGCGAGTGGAGCTGCAAGACACGCTCTTCCAGGCGGAAGACATCCTCTCCGAGCTCATCGCGAGAGAGATGGAGAGCCTCTCCACGTCGAACGTCCTACGGGACTGCTTCCCGGAGCAGCTCAGCTTCATCAGGGACCTGGCTCCTCTCAAGGGAGCCTTCTGCACACGGCGCGCAGCGAAGAGCTACAGCGCAGCCCTCGACATCATCAACGACAGCGAGAGCTACCCCAGGGCGCACTACCTCATCCTCGGCCTCAACAGGCAGGAGATGAAGGACATCTGGTGGGACCCGATCCTGAAGGCCATCAGCGACCGCTACCGTCTCAACGCCGTCTTCAACGAGACGGAGCTGACGATGCGGATGGCGAACGGAGCCCTCATCCGGATCGCCGGCGCCGATGCGAACGAGCAGGAGAAGCGCAAGTTCCTGGGCGGCAAGAAGCGGAAGATCGTCATCGACGAGGCCCAGAGCTGGGGCACGGACCTGGAGCAGCTCATCTTCGCCGTCCTGAAGCCGTCGGTAGCCGACTACCGAGGCCAGATCATCGTGGTCGGCACGCCAGGGAACCTGACGCAGGGGTTCTTCGCGAAGCTCACGAACGGGTGCAGGGCAGGCATGCTCTCGCCCCCTGAGACGAGAGAGCCTGGGTGGTCCATCCACACCTGGAACACCTTCCAGAACACCGCCGTGGTCGACCTGAAGAGCGGCGAGAGGATGTGCGACCGCTGGAAGCAGGAGATCGACGACCTGAAGGTGCAGAAGGGTCCTCTCGTCACGAAGACGAGCTGGTTCCGGCAGATGTACATGGGCGAGTGGGTGGTGGAGCAGGACAAGCTCGTCTACAAGTTCCTGCCCAGCGTCAACGAGTTCGAGAAGCTGCCCAAGCTCTCCGGCTCTTGGCACTACACCCTCGGGATCGACCTCGGGCACGAAGACGCCTCGGCATTCGTGGTCACGGCCTACAACGACCACGACCCGTGCCTGTACGTGCTCGAAGCCTGGCAGAAGTCGGGGATGGACTTCACCGACGTCGCCACGAGGATCCGCGGCTACCAGGAGAAGTACGACTTCGACTCCCTCATCGTGGACGGCGCCAACAAGCAGGGTGTGGAAGAGATGAAGAGACGGCATTCTCTCCCGCTCATCTGCGCCGAGAAGGCCGGGAAGTTCGACTTCATCGACTTGATGAACGCGGACTTCGTCTTGGAGCGCGTGAAGCTCAAGAAGGGCAGCTGCGAGCCCCTCGTCGTCCAGTACGGCACCCTCCTCAAGAACCCGAAGAACACGCGCGAAGAGCATCCAGGGCTCCCGAACCACTCGTGCGACGCGGCGTTGTATGCGTGGCGCCACACCTACGCCTTCCTCTCCCAGGTGCCTGTTGCCCCGCCCGCTCCCGGCACCCCGGAGTTCGCCGCCAAGGAGGCGCAGGAGATGGAGGAGCGCCATATCTCGAAGCTCCAGGCGGAGCAGGACGCCTTCGAGCTCGGGCACGACCAGCTCGACAGCTCGAACTGGGAGACGCTCTTCGGGGTGGGGTCGTGAGTGAAGAGCTCTGCGACTGCGGCTGTGGGCGCGTCCAGCACAAGCCCCACATCCACGTCTGCTCTTCTTGCCGAGCGGAGATGGCGACCTGGAACGTCTCGGATCTGCCGCGCGGCTGGGTGAAGACGGACGGACGAGTCCTCTGCAAGAAGTGCTCTCGTCCCAGTTCCCATAACGAGCCTTATCTGACTGGACGGGGATCAAGATGAGCAGCTTCGAAGACGCGATGGACCACGAGATGCTGAAGAAGCGTCTCGAAGAGCTCGTGGTCTTCATGCGCGATCACGGAATCACCCGTCTCAAGACGTCCGGTATCGAGATCGAGATCGCAGCGAAGCCAGCAGACAAGCCGAGCCAGGAGACGCAGGCGCAGCCAGGGACGATGCAAGAGATCGAAGGCGAAGAGCCGCCATCCGACGAGGACCTTTTGTACTGGTCCAGCGGCTTCGAACCCGAGAGGGCGAAGCCGACCCCTGGTGAGGAACAGCCGTCATGACCGTCTCGTACAAGTATGGAGAGGGTGGGTCGCAGAACCAGGACCGCGCCTGGTGGCATCTGCCGGAGCGTGACGTTCCGGAGTCCGTGTCCGCCATCCTGCACGCGCTCTCGCAGCATCAGACCCAGCGCCTCTCGCAGCACATGATCTCGGCCAGGCTCTACGGGAACCTGCCCCCCACCGGCGTCTTCTCCGCCGGCGCCTTCATGGCGCGCAGCAAGGTGGGCATCCAGAACGTCTTCCGCGACCGGATCACGTACAACGTCGTCCAGAGCGCCATCGACACGGTCACGAGCAAGATCGCGAAGAACAAGCCCAAGCCGCTCTTCCTCACGTCCGGGGGCGACTACAAGATCCAGCGCAAGGCGAAGAAGCTCTCGCAGTTCGTGGAGGGCGTCTTCTACGAGAACAACGCCCATTCGCTGGGTCAAGACGTCTTCCGCGACGCCTGCGTCTTCGGCACGGGCGCCATCAAGGTCTTCGACCAGGACGGCAGGGTGAAGTTCGAGCGGACCCTGACCTCCGAGCTCTTCGTCGACGACATCGAGGCGTTCTACGGGGAGCCGAGGCAGCTCCACCACGTCCGGAACATCGATCGAGGCGTGCTCTACGCTGCCTTCGGCCCTCGCAGCACCGTCGTGAAGGACGCGCCGGCGGCGAAGCTCTACGAGAGCGAGAACTACCCCATCGTCTCGGACCAGGTGACGGTGCGGGAGAGCTGGCATCTCCCCTCCAGCCGTGGCGCCAGCGACGGAAGGCACGTCATCTCGGTCGGGAACGGCGTTCTTCTCTCCGAGCCCTGGGAGAAGCCCTTCTTCCCGTTCGTCTTCTTCCACTGGACGAAGCGTCTCAACGGCTTCTGGGGGCAGGGACTCGCCGAGCAGGTGCAGAACATCCAGCTCGAAGTGAACAAGCTCCTCTGGCTCGTCCAGCGGTCGATGCATCTCGCCGGCACCTTCAAGATCTTCATCGAGAACACCGCCAAGATCGTGAAGGAGCACTTGAACAACGACATCGGGACCATCATCAGCTACTCGGGGAACACACCCCCGCAGTACGTGGTTCCGCCGATCGTTCCGCCCGAGGTCTACCAGCACCTCCAGACGCTCAAGAACGCGGCCTACGAGCAGGCCGGCATCTCGGTTCTCAGCGCCCAGGGGAAGAAGCCGGAGGGCCTCAACAGCGGCAAGGCGCTCCGGGCGATGAACGACATCGAGTCCGACCGCTTCATGACGATCGGGCAGGGCTACGAGCAGCTCTTCCTCGATCTCGGCAAGCTCGCGGTCGCCACCATCAAGGACATCACCGAGGAGGGGAAGAAGTCCTACGAGGTGAAGATCCCGGGGAAGAAGTTCCTCGACACGGTGGACTGGAAGGAAGTGAAGCTCGAAGAGGACCAGTACGTTCTCAAGGTCTACCCGATCTCTTCGCTGCCCAACGACCCGGCAGGCCGTCTTCAGACCATCCAGGAGTACGTCTCGGCTGGCTTCTTGGACGCGCAGCAGGGAAGAAGGCTCCTCGACTTCCCGGATCTCGACCGCATCGAGGATCTGGCGAACGCCGAAGAGGAGTATCTCTCGCTCATCCTCGACAAGATGGTGGACGAGGGCGTCTTCACGCCTCCCGAGAGCTTCGACGACCTCACGAGAGCTCAGAAGATGGCTCTTCAGTACTACGCGCAGGGGAAGAGCCAGGGAGTCGAGGAAGAGAAGCTCGATCTGCTGCGCCGGTTCATCGCGGCGTGCCAGAAGATGCTCGCACCGCCTCCGCCGCCGCCCATGGCGATGCCGGTGGGTGCGGGAGCCGGCCCCGCGATGCCTCCGGGCCCGCAGATGCCCATGCCAGCGCCGAACGGAGCCCCACTGCCCGTGTAGGAGTGGACACACCCAATAGGGAGCAGAGAGAATGCCCGTCATCGAAGAAGCCAAGCCCGCCGCCGCGCCAGCCAGCGCACCAGCAGAGAAGACGCCACCCACGGCCGACGCGAAGACGGCCGCCAAGCAGCCCGGCCCCGAGGCCGTGCCGCAAGAGAAGG